AACTCTTCAGCCATTAGCTGTCTCTTAAGCTCTGCCTCGTTCTTCATCTTCTCAATCTCAAAAGCAATCTCAGCCTGCTTAATCTGCATCTTAGACTGTGTCTCTGCCTGTATCTTCTGCATAGCTGTCTCTGCCGCCATCTGCTGTGACTGTAGTTGTGCCTGCTGCTGCATAGCCTGCTGCTGCATCTGCATCTCACTCTCTCTCTGCTGAAGGGCTTTACGCTTCATCTTCAAGAACTGATTAGCTAGCTTAATGTTTCTTATCTCTCTGATATCAATAGCATCCTCAAGGTTGATATCATTTTTAGATAGTGCCATCTGAATGTTCTGCTCTAACTGAGCCTTCTCCTCTTCGTCAGGACTAACATCAATGAATATACCAAAGTCGTATAGGTACAAATCACCTATCTCACCAAGTATACTTACATTATATTTACCTATCTGATTGATAAACTCCTCTTTGAAGTCAGAGTATTCAAGGATATCCGCAATACGATATGTTAAAGACTCTGCAAGACTTCTATATATATAGAGGCTACCATCAAGTATATGTCTTGTGGCAGTGTTAGAGTTTAGTGCCGCTAGCTTCTGTAGACCAACCAATGAGTTAGGGTCAGGTGTAGAACCATCACGGGCCTCATTTAATCCTGTTACCGCACGTATCATATCTAGATAGTGGTTGTAGTTGTATATCAGCATCTGAGCTTTGCTCGCTCCTGATGATGACTGAAGCTCCTTGATGGGAACCTTTCCTTGATTGTACTCTCCATCCTGAGTGTAGCTTCTACCAATAACACTACCCGTTTGGAAGTACAGCCTTAATGCATCCTCCGGGTTGTAGGCACTACCTGTCCCAAGGTCTACCTCATTCAATCCGTCCGCATCTATATATACACCGTCAGGTACAACCCTTGATATCACCTGCTGTAGCTTAAGGTGTGTCATCTGAATCAAATCAGCAAAAGGAATCATCCTTCTAACCAATGACTCAATCACTCCCTTATACATTCGTGGTGCTACTGCGACATAGTTAGGTAGAGCGTGCTGACTTGCAGACTTTGGCCTTACCATATTCTTTGCAAGCTCCCACTTAAGGATAATGTTTGTACCCATAACCATAACGCCATCGTACCAAACATCAATAGTCTTCTCAATCTTCTCGAATCTACCCTCATCCATCATCTCTACAGGTGGATTGAATTGGTCATCCTTCTCAATAACTTTGGAACCACCACCCTCAAGAATCTTTTTCTTATAGACAATCTTCTTTGTGGTCTTATAATTAAAGTACATCAGTGTACAGGTATCTCTATAGAATATATCATTCTCATAATACTGTGCCGTATTGTAGTAATCATACCAACTCTGACTGTATTTAGATATATCCTCTAAATCTTCTCTTGTTAGTGTAGGGTCTATCTTTAATAACTCTGTGATAGGAACTGTCTTTATCTCTCCCCAATAGAAGCAGTCCTTAAAGTGAGGGTCCTCTGTATAGCTATACACCACATGAGCAGGGTCTACATAAGAGACCTTTACTCCTGAGCCCGGAAGGAACTCACTCTTGGAAACACTGATGCCTAATACCGTTAGGTCATAGTCTAGTCTCTTTCTAATATCTTGATAGTGATTCTCTGAGAATATAGTATCAATAGCCTCCTCCTCTGCTATCTCGATAGCAGGCTTGTAGTTTAGGTTCATGTATAGTGCTAGCTCCTCATCATTCTCAGGAAGCTCAGCAGGGTTCATAGCGAATGGGTCAACACCCGACTTCTCTTGTATAGTAAGAAGAACATCCTTAGCGGCCATCTGACCCTCTATAATATCTTGGTACTTGCTTCTCTTCGCTTGAGATAATGCATCCTCTGAGTATGCCTTAACCCTAAACAGCCTGTCAGACATTCCGTTTACAACGATGTCTACAAACTTAGGTAGTATAGGGACAGGTGTCCAATCTAAATTAAGATATGACAAGTCTCCATCAATCGCTAGCTCGTTTTTATATTTGGCAATGGACTGCTCTCCCCTTGCGTATAATCTTAGTCTATGAAAATCTCTCCACTGACTATAGTATCTGCAAGAGTTGCTATCCTTTCTAAACCATTCATACTGAATGGCTTGACCAATCTGTAATCCAAACTCGTCTGTAGCTTTCTCTGCATCAGACACAAATTGACTTGGGAATCCTACAGATGAAATGTTTATCTTTACATCCTTCATCTTCTAATTAATTCACTTGTTGTTCCTTTATTACTATACCTTGCAAAGTTAATACTTATTTTCGACTCTTTTTTCTCAGGTACATACGAATTCTTCTGAGTCGCCATTATTGCAAGTCCTGAGCTTATTGTTGCATCGTACCTAGTTCTATTACTAATATCAAACTTAGCCCAATCCTCAAGCGTTCTAGTAAACATCATAGAGCCCATATCGTCCATATCTCTATACGCTCCACTTAGGTCTATACCTACATACTTCTCGATGTAAGATTCAACTGCGGAGGCGTGAGACTGCTTAACGTCCTCACTTGAGTTAGGTATACCTCCAAGCTCCTTCTCTGTCTTAGAGAGCTTGTTATAGTGCTTGTCGGGCCTGTTAATACTAAAGCCCCTATATCCTCTGTTCTTAAAATGGTATAGCAGTCTAGGTTTATTATTCTCTACAAGTATTGGCATACCATAGAATACACAGGCCATCAGTACCTCCTCAAAGAATATCTCTGCTGTCTGTGGTCTAGCCACATACTCTAAGAAGAACTCATTAGATGGTGCGTCATCCATATTAAACTTTGTCAATCCATGTAGTGCTCCATTAGAGCCACCTCCACCTACCGTTCCTGATATGTCATATGAGTCACATCCGAATGCACCGATGTGCTCATTGGCAGGATACTTGATTCCTCTCTTCTCTATAACACCATTCTGCAATCCCTTCTTGGGGGTCCAACTAACAAGGAACCTGCCTCTCTTGTCAGGACTCCAAATGACTGTACTATCTTTTATTCCGTCCTTCCAATGAAAGCTTCCCCTTGTAAGATGATGCTCCCTTATTAATGAATCATTGAAGTCTATCTGTTGATATATCTTTGTAAGATTAAATAGAGACTGCTTGCTCTCATCCCTAAATGCGTGAGACTCTGTCCTTGGAAACTGACGATAGAACTCATTGAGTGCGTCAGGGTCATTCTTTAATGAGTCAACCTCAGCCTCCCAATAGTCAATAGCTCCATTATCAATCATCTCTCCGTCTACACCGAGTACAGGCTTAGAGGGTTTTCTTAATACCGGCATTCCATATCTATCTATGAACCCCTCCATATTCCACTCCATAGGAATGAATAGGTTATATAGCCCGCTTTTAGTCTGTCCGTTTGCGTTTCTTTTTGTTGGGTGAGAGTCGTTGTATAGTTTCTTAAACTCTTCACCACCCTTGTTTAATGCATTTGATGTTGAGCCCATCATACACTTACCAATAATCTTACTACCCAACCTTAGACAGGTCTTTGTTACACGCCAATTGTTTAATATGTTATTTGGCTTAAGCCACTTACCACTCTCGTCATGTACTAATAGTAAAAGCTTCTCACCGTCATAGGAGTTGTCATCTGTGTTCTTCCAATCTATAGTGGTGTCAAGGCCATCCATTCCTGTCTCATCAATGGTTGACATATTCTTCTTTGTAATCTTAGATGCAGGAATCCTAAATGCTAGCTCCGTCTTTGGTTTATCCATACCATCCTGTATGGGTTTGAAAAAGAATGGAAGCCTCTGTGATATAGGGACAACCTTATCGGTAAACATCTTCTTAGCATCACTACCCGTCTTTGACAGTATACCTACACGTGAGTCTCTCGCTAGTGTACCTGTGTTAACACACTCAGATGAGCTCATAAACGAGAATCCTGAACGTCTAATCTTTAGATAGTCTAACCCAAAGCAACGCTTATCAGCCTTACAAGCCTCCCAATACATATATAGTATTCTGTTAGCCTCTCTAAAGTCAGGATATCCCACATCAATATTGGTCCACTGTAGATACATATAGTGAGCTCCCGTAATATAGGTAGGTATTCCGTTGTTCATAAACCAATACCCCTCCTCTCTTCTATCAAACTCTTCCTCTATGTAATCAACCCACTTACTTTTAAACTCAGATGGCATCTCGTTCCATTGAAAGATTGACTGAATCCTTCCTAGTGCATCAGGTATATCCTCTCTCTCCCAATAGTTTTTTCCTTTTGATATTTTCTCAGGTGGCTTTGGCAGGGCAATACGAAGTCCGTTTATACTAACAACTGTATCAATCTCTCCCGACTTAGATATTACTACTACGTCATACTTATCATTATAGCCATACGTCCAACTGCGTACACGGTTCTTGTTCTTAACAACCTTTGATGGTATGTAATCTTTTAGAACACTGAATAAGTTATTTTGACCTTCGTTCTGCAAATCCCTGTTTAGTATCTATCTTTGTCTCTCCTCTCTCTGAGACATCTATGTTTCTTTTCTCGCCCTCTATCTTTGATAGTATCTCGAATGCATCAAATATAGCTAACTTTTTTGTAGCCGCAGCATTCTTTAATCTATCTGCAGCTAGCTCGTCATCAGGGTCAGGCTTGATAATGTCTTCTTTAGCAACCTTTATTAACTGCTCAACAGCCTTCATTCCTGCGTTTATAATCTGAAGTTTAATATCCTTTGTCTCCATTATAGCTTTATTGTTATCTGATGGTCATACATCCTGTATAGCTTCTCCCCGTCAACATTAAACTCATACTCACTGTCAGGCTTGAAGCAAACCCTATCACCTTTCTTTATACCTTTAGATACAAGGTAGTCATTTGGATACATCATCTCACCCATCAGTGGCTCCTCAGAGAATGGCTTAAACATATATGAGTCCTCTGCAGGTATAGGCTTAACAAAGCAGTACCTATCATAGGAGTGCCACTCTCCGTTATGGCTATACATAAAGAACTGCTCCTCATCTATAAAGAAAAGGTCGTCCTTAAAAAAGCTCTTACCACTTTGTTGACGGCCCTTCATATCGTTATAAAACTTAAATACGTTGTGATGTACTAGTAGAGTGTCATCCTTCTGTATAGGACCTTCGTATCCTAGTGGCGTTTCGATGACCTTGGCATAGCGAGTTGAGAACTGATGGTCTTCTTCTGAGGTGCTTGTTATAAAATCAATTCCCCCTATCTCTTTTGTGTTGTCATATCGCTTGCCGTTTTCTGATTTAGTTATAAAGTAAAACGGTGACTTCATTTAAAAATTTATATTGTACTCGATTGAAATTGGCATTGTGCGTGTGAACTCCTTCCACATCATTATCTCTTCTCCCTGCTGAATCCATATCTTGATAGACTCGCTCTCAGGATAAAATTTTATTAGATGAATTGTGTACTTAGAACCTAATACCTCCTGACCTACTATGTAGTGCATTGCACCACCCTTATAGTCGGGCCCTATAGATATCTTCCTAATGTCCATTACACTACGATTCTAAGCTCTCCCGTTGCTGTCTTGTAGACATCATTAATAACAAGGCCTCCTGCAAGTGCTGCCACATTATCAGCGTAAGTTCCTAAAGCGAGCAACTGCATAGTGTCTCCCTTTAATACGGTAGAACGAAAAGTACCTGTCAAAGTAATATCTTTTGTTGCCGTATTCCCTGCATCAAGAACCTGCTGCAATGTTTTATCAATATTAGCTCCAATCACTGTAGCTAAGTCGCTAACTAAAAAGTTTTTAGTTGAGTTAGCAGGAGTACCCGCAGTGTTTGTTCCTATTAACTTGTCTGTTAATGCAACAGGACTTACATTTGAATACGTACTTATCTTTGACATCTTAATCCTTTTTTTCTGATACCTCTCCTGTCTGTAGGTTTATGACAGCATCGGCTCCATATTTTTTTACTAGTTCTTCTTCGTGTGTAGCAAAATGTTCTTTTAGTACATCGAGCTTCTTTAGAGTGTCGTGCTTCTGTAGCTCAATACTTGCTAAGTTCATTTTGGTGTTGTTGAACTCTGACTGCAATCCTTGCAATACAGTAAGTTCCTTTTCATCAAGTTTCATTCTATTTAATTTTATTTCTTACAAAGATAAGAATTATTTCTTTCTTGTCTTCTCAACCGTTCTACCACCAAAGTATGCAGCGATAACAGTAAGTAATAGAACCTGAAGCAGGTCTACCCAATTATCCTCAACCTTAAACTTAATCTGTCCCGCATCAATAAATATCAACAGCATAGTGTTGAAAATTAAAAACATCAAGACCAATGGGCGTACATTCTTAGACAACCAAGAGTCAGAGCCCATGTCTGCTTTCCACCTATCGG